CCAGGTCGTCGGGCTGTTGGTTCAGCCAGGCGTTGAAATAGCGGCTCACCTTGTCCTTGTAGGAAAGGGCGGTGTCGAAGTCTTTTTCGTTGATGATTTTTTGGGCTATGCGTCCATCGATGGGGTCCTTCTCGCGTTCGTACCAATTGCCGAAAGCCTCGGTGGACCATTCTTGGGCAAGGCGTTTTTCGTAGTCGGCGGCAAGGCGGTGCTTGGGTTGCTCCGATTCCTTCGGGTTGACACGGGATTGAAATTGATTTTGCAGCTCGCGGATGGATTCCTTCGGCAAGGCAAGGGTGGCGATATTGGCGGCGATCTGGGCGCGGATGGCGCCGGATTCATCGTTGCCGGGGTCGTAGGTGAGAATCTGTGATCGGGCGGATTCGTAAAGTAGCGGGTCGTGATTCGGTTCGGCACCGCCGTGGTAGTTGGAAATGTAGCTGCCTGCCTGGGCGGGGGAAATATCGCCTTCCTTTGCCATGGCTAGGATGTCCTCGCGGGAAAGAATCTTTCCTTCCATGCCTGCGATGGCGATTTGGTCCCATGTTTCCGCCTTGTGGAGATTGGATTTCTTGACGGCGTAGCCTTGTAGGCGGTCGCGGTTTTCCGGGGTGATGAGCGGGTGACGGGTTTGGAAATCCTCGCTGTTCAATTGATCAAGCGAGGTTTCAGGATCGGCATCGATGGCTTTTGCCATGGAATCGTAGGCGGTGTATTGATCGAATTCCAGCAAGGCGGCTTGCTTCTGCTCGGGCAATACCAGCCCGGCTTCCGTGCCGCGATCGATGGCTGATTCGAATGCAGGGCGGTCGCCGTAGGTGCGGGCGGCTTCCATTTCATTTTTCAGGGCAAGGCTGGCGCGCTTGGCGGTCATGCTGGCGGCGCGCTCGTTGACTTGCAGGCGTTGGTTGGCGGCGATTTCGTCATGGGCGAGGGCAAGGCGTTGGCGAACGATGGGGGCGAGGGTATCGCCTTGAATGAATTTCTGCGTGCGCTGCAATGTTTCATCGAGCTTTTTCGCGTAGGTGGCTGGATCGGTATTGCGTTGCAATTCAAGATCGAGGGCGGCGAATTCTCCGGCGATTTGCTGGCGGGCCTCGCTTTCCTGGAATGCGTTTTCCATCTGCTGCACCTGGGCGGCGTGCTGGCCGAGTTCACCGCCGACTTGGGCAATGCCGCGGGCGACTTCGCCAAGCGCGGCCGCCGGGCCTGCGAGTCCCTGCGCGGAGGGAGTGGCGAAGTTGAGAGATGTCGGGGCGAGGGATGGAACTTGAATGATGGGGATTGCCATATCAGTAACGGGATTGTGTTTTGTAAATTCCGGCGGTGTCGGGCAATGCGCCGAGTTTTACAAAGTCGCTGTATTTTCCGCCAAGGGATGCGGCATTGCCAATCAGACCGCCGATGGCACCGATTGTCGCGCTGGTGGCCTGTTGCTTGCCTTCCCATGAGGCCATTTCTCCGCGTTGGCGGATCGATGCGGCTTGCATGGCGGTGCGGCGTGCGGCATCCTGAAACGAAAGTTCGATGTTTCCCGCGTTCTCCCCGAGAATTGCCAGCGGTGCGCCGGTATCGGTGACCAGGCCGGTGCCGGCCATGCGTGCGCGGATGGTGGAAAGCATGCGGCGGGCTTTGATGCGCTCGCGGGTGGATTGCTCTGCGGCTTCCATTTCCGCATTGCGGGCTTCCGCCTTGGCGTTGGCATTTGTGGCATCGCCCGCGGCTTTGGCGGCCTGTCCCTGGGCAATGGCGGAATAGGCGGACACGCCCGCGCCGATGGCGCTGGTGGCGAGTGTAATCAATGGTAGTGCTGCGGCTACGAATCCCATGCTTTTATGAGGTTGAAGTGTTGGCCGGCGTTTTGCCAGCCGGCGGAAATCAGGTGATTACGAAGGGATTCCTTTTGCACCGATGACCAAAGGCCCTTTTTCCCCTTGGCGCGGGCGTAGTCTTCCGCGTGGGCAAGCAGGACTTCGAGGGTTTGCACCGTTTGGGCGGTGGTGTTGGCGGGGTTGGCGACGAAAAAGAGAATGCCCAGCACGGCGACAAGTTCATCCTCGAAAAGAAAAATCGCGCCGTGATCGGTGACAAGGCCGCGCTGCATCATCTCCGGGTTGGGTGGGTTGTTCCATCCTTGTTCCAGAAACCAATGAGCGATCGTGTGATATTCCTGTTTGGAATACGGTCGGCAATCGAGGGTGACGGGTGTGGCGGTCATGGTTGCTTCACTTCGATTTCCGCGACAAGTGCGGTGATGGTGCAGGGGACCGGGTGGGCGTGGCGGAATGCCAGCCATACGACCGGTCCGGAAAGGTTCACGTTGGCTTCCTGCCAGCCGGAATAAAGCGCGCTGGTGCTGCGGGACTCGGTGACATTGAACGGGAGGGAATCGAACGATGCGGCAAGCGTGGAGTAGGCGGGGGATGCTACTGCGGTGAGCGCGATTTCCAACTTGTTTGACCAGCGGACATGCGCCCGGGCTTTCCAGACGTTTTTCTTGCGGCCGATTGTGTCCGGGCTGTCGATGGGCAAGGTGGTGATGTAGCCGGTGACAAGCGCGCCATAGTGGTGGGTTCCCACGGTGGCGTTGGCGGTGGTCATGGCTGCGCCTTGGGCGAATACCAGGTCTTCCACGGCGTTGGCGAGTAAGTAACCGGCGGGGGACCAATAGGAAAGATTGGCGTTGGTGATAATGCCGGTGCTGTCGGTGGGTGCGTTGGTGGGAAGGCTGGCGATGTTGGTGGTGCGCCAGCAGTCGAAACCTTTTTGACTGGCTGCCCAGGCGACGTCGCCGGTGTTGCCTTCGAGCTGCCATGATTCAAGGACATAATGACCGTTGCGGGACACGATGAAATAGGCGGTGTCGGTATCGGTGGCGCTGCGGACCACACTAACGCTTTTGAACGTGCCTCCTAGGGTGCTGTGGGTGGACCATGCGAATACCCGCTCGCTGCTGATGTAGGTGAAGATCGCCATTCCGCCGGCTGAATCGATGACAAGAAGCATCGGTTCGCGGGATTGCATCCAGGCGATTTGCACGATGGTGTTCGTTTGAAAAATATGTTCGGCCAGGCGGGTAAGGTCGGCGGCATCGTAGCTTTCCTGATCGAGCGCGCCGGCCATCTCGCGGATGCGGCGGGCGTGCCGCTGCACGAATACCACGGCGCTGCCGATTTTGAGCGGGTTCAGGGCGGCGCTGCCGTAGCTGGTGTATTGGCGGGCGATGAAATCGGATGGGGTGGTGGGGGTTTCCTGTGACTCGCTGCCGACAATCCATTCCGCATTCTGCGTGCCGACAAACAGGCGGCGTTGAGAAGTGATCCAGCGGATCGGGCTTTGGTCGTCGGCGGCGATGGTGACGAAAAAAGCGTTTGAATCCTCGGTGCCTTGCTCGAAGTCCAAGAAATCCTCCACGGCGGAAAGCCATAGGGACAGCGGGCGCAAGGTGGTGCCAGCGTAAACCAGGCGGCGGTCGTGGAATGTGCAGGCAATCGGCCAGCCTTGAAAGCGGTTGAAAGCGGATTCCGACCATTTTTCGGTTGTGCCGGAAATGGCAAGGGTTCTTGCGTAGGCGGTGACTTCGTTGGCGCTGGTGTAGGTGTACACGCTGAATTGACTGCGGACGTGGATGACCTCCGGGGAAAGCACGGCGCGGGCATCGCCGGTGCTGGCGCAATCCGCGTGCAGGTCTGCCAGCATTCGCATAATGCACGGCTCCGTTTCTTCGCCTGCTGCATCGAAATTGCGGCCGGCATCGGTTACGCCGGTGCTGGCGGTGCTGCTTTCGAATGTGCGAACGGTGGTAAAGGTGGTGCCATTGTCAAGTGACTTTTGCAGGGTGATCGTGCCGCGCCAAAGGCCATACGTGCGGAGAGCCCATGCGCCGTCCACGATGATTTCCGGTGAGTATTTCCCATCGTTTCCATCGATCAAACGGATTTCCGATTCCGAGTTGTTTGGGTCACGGGCTTGGCGAATGGCGTAGGTGGCGGCCGGGGTGTAGGTGGTATCACTGACCACGTGGGTCGAGCGGAAAATGGTGGCAAGTTTCGTCCAGATAATGCCGATGATGAATTCCGCGCCGGGTTCGTTTGTTCCGGTGGCGGATGTGTGGGCGACGGTGCAAACGTAGGTGTTGCCGTTGTAGGTGACATAGGCATCGACCAGATACCCGGTGGCGTTGGCCCAGGCGGTGACTCCGAGATGGGTTTTCAGGGTGATGGCGGCGTTTTTCGCGTAGGTCTTGATTTTCCAGAAATTGCGCCATGTGGAGCCGGTGCCGGGTTTGCTGCTGGTGCCGCTGGTGTGGGCGGTGATGCATTCGTATTCGCATGTGCCCTCGGTGTTCAGGCGAGTATTGCCTACGGTGTAGGATGTGGAATTCGCCCATGTGGTGGCCACGGGGTTGGAAAGGACGCTGATTTTGTCCTTGAGTTCCAAGTTTTCATCGAGATAGGGCGGCTCGCGGAAAGTGACTTTTTCCAGCGCCCAGGATGTGCCGGATGTGTAGGTGAGTTTGAGCGGGTGGAAGCTGGGGGAAGTGAGAAAAATCACGTCGTTCAGGATCGTGACGCGCAAGGTGGGCATGGTGTCCGTGGTGAGGGTCCATGCGAGGGCTTGCGAGTGCAGGCTTGCGCCGGCGATGTCCCATGCCATGAAGCGCGTGGGGGTGAAAATGAGAACGTATCGTTTGCCATCGGAGCCAAGGAACTGGTGGAGCTGCTCCTTGCCGGTGCAATAGGAAAGATCGGCGACAAACGCGGTGCCTTGGCGCTTGGTCACTTCGCCGTAGGGGGTGGGCAGGAAGTTGTGACAACGGGCAAGGCCGGACTGGTTTTTCTCCATGTCCGACCGATACCAAAGGCGAGGGGTGATTTCCCCGCCGTTCATGGTGATTTTCGGGAGATTCATCGGCGAAAGCGGGAAAGGTAAACTCCTGACTGGTGTGCAATGGCAAGTGGGCTGCTGTTCTCATTGCTCTTGCTCATGCGGGTTTCCGCGGCGGTGGCGTGGGCGAACGTCTCGCGGTGGTGGGCGTGCATTTGTTCGACCTTCTGCGGGTCTTGGGTGAGCATGGGGGCGATGCGCTTGGCCAGTTCCAGCATCACGCAATCGGCAAATGTGGAAGGCATGGCGGTGGTGGGGGTGTCGATCTGGGTGTAAACGACATGGCCTTCGTAGGTGTCGGCATCGAGCCAAAGGAAAGTGCCAAGAATGCGGAATGATTTCAGGGTGGTGCCGTTGGATAAAAGGACTTCCTGCAGGCGCAAGTAATCTTCCGGCAAGGTGTAGGCATAGGGAAAGTCGGCGGGGGTTTCGTCCGGTTGCGGGTCTTCCGCTTCCAGCGGGTGCAGGGCGGTGGCGAAGTCCCAGCGGTGAAGCATGAGAACGTGTTGTAAAGCATTGTCGTAGTGGCGGGAGCATGCGGCATCGCGCACGGTGGTGCCGCCGGTGAAGGGGGTGGCATCCGCTTCGCCCAGGAAGTTCAGGGCGGCATTGCAAAGGTCGTTTTTTGATGCGTAGGGCATAGGGTGAAAGGAAAACAGGGAGACGCGGTAAAACGTCTCCCTGTTGGCTATGATGAACACTTACAACGGGAAGACTTAGCCGACGACGTAGGCAAGCAGGATGTCCACATTGACAGCATTTGTGATGCTGCTCGCGGTGGCAATCACGCCGGTGATGCCGCGGGCGCTGGTCAGCTTGACGGGAGTTGACACGGCGGCGGGAATCGCCGATGTGCAAAACTCCACGATGCCGCCGGAACTGAGGACCGCGCCGTCGCAATAACGGTCGGCATCGGTGCTATCGCCGATGTCGATCGTCAATGTGGTGCCGGGGTCGGCATGGCACACGAATTTCGACAACTGCGGGAGAATCCGCGCGCCTGCGGGGAGGTCCTGGCAAACGTCGAATGTGTCATTTGCGGCCATGGGGCTGGAAAGCGTCAAGGTGGCAATGACATAGCGGATGTTTCCTTGGTATAGCGTCGGGTCGGTGAGACCTGACGCGCCGCGCAAGCCTTCTTTGGCTGCGATGTTGGTTTGGAAGTTAGCCATAATGTTAGTTCAGTTGATGGTTGTTGGTGGTGGGAATTATGCCTGGACGGCGGAGATTTGCACCACGCCTTCTTCCCGGGTCCGCGATGCGCCAAGGCGGGCTTGACTGAGGAACTGCAGGGCGTTGGACTTCTGCGGCAGTTTGTCGATGGTGACCGACATGTCTTCCCAGAAATCGAGCGTCACGCAATTGCTTACCCACATTGGCAGGAAAGCGACTGTGGAAGTGACGGTGATCAATTCCGTGCGGATGAAATGGATTCCCAAGAAATTGGAAATGTGACCATTGGCATCCAGCGTGGGCGGCATGAAGTCTTTCGACATCAGTTTGGCGGCAAGGCCGGTTTCGACTGCGCGAAGCAGACCTTTCGAGGCTTTGCTGTTCACGGCGATGCAGACCTTGGCGCCGGATTCCATTTGATCCTTGCCCCAAACTTCCGCGATTTCGAGGATTTCGAGAGCGCGAAGCAGTTTTTCGACGGTCAAATTTGAATCAGCGGCAGAACCGGACGCGACATAATCCCGCGCAACTTTTTGGCCTGCGGGGAGAGTGACGGCGGCGGGTGCGTGGGTGGATTCGCTGGTTTCGTAGGCGGTGCCAAGGATTTGCGCCAGCAAGTGACGGTCCACAAAGCGGTTGTAAGCGCCTTGGTGTTCCATGGCTGCTTTGCCACTTGGGGCGACCAGCGGGGCAATGCTGTTGGCATCCCAGCGGCTTTCGTGCGAAGCACCTTGATACTCGACGGGGTAAATCCAGCGTTGCGTTGAATTCGTTTCGTTGATAGCCACGTCTTTGAACCGTTGGCCGGTCACGTCTTCACCTTCCAGGATGCCGCCGATATCAACGGTCGAGGAATTTCCGGTACGTCCTGTGCGGACGTTGACCAATCCGCGCAAGCGGGATTGTTTTTGTTGAGTCGCTTCTTCCCATGTGTTTGCGAACATGATGCGGGCATGTTCCGGGATTACAAGATTGTTTGACATAGTGCAGAGTTGTTAGATTGTTGTTAGCGGTAGCGGTTGATGGAATGGGTAGTTCCGGCAATCGGTGGGCCGCGCTCTGCGGGTCGTTGTCCTGGTCCTGATTCGGATTCTTGCGCGGGTCTGGTGACCAGGTGGGCCGTGCTGAATGACGAACGGGGGCAATATCGCAAAAACCCGAACACTTGAATAGTGTCCGGGTTGTCGTGAATTCAAATTGCGCGGCGATCACTTGCTGCGATCGAGCAAAGCGGCCACGCGGGCAATGGCCTGCGCGTCGCCTTCCTTATACTTGGCTCCCCATTCGGGGTCTTTGCCGCTCATGATGTCCTGGGCGCGTTGGCGATCGTTGCGGAGGTCGCCATATCCGGCGGGGCGGCGGGCGCCGTCTTCGTTCATCATCTGGGAAATCTGATGGAATATTTTCAAGGCGGGGCCGTTTGAGAATAGGGCGACGATACCGGGGTCCTGCGGGTCCACGTTTGCTTTCTCGGCCAAGGTGCCAATCGTGTGGCGGATGTTGCCGGCGTTGAGCGTCCATGCATCGCCGGTGCCAAGGATCGAGACAAGCTCGGTCTTGAGCTTTTCCTGTGCGACGGCTTGCTCCTTTGCGTAGGCTTCTGCGCGGCGGTTCTCGGCGGCAAGCTGGGCATCGGCCAGGGCCTTCAATGCTGGCGCGGGAACGTGGTGTTTGTGGGCGACGGCGGCAATCTCTGCGGCAATGGATTCATCCCATTCGGCACCGGCGGGGAGGTTCTCCGGTTTGGTGAGGCCGTAGCCTTCCGGGGAGGCGGGGACATTGGCGAGGGTGCGGAATCTTTCGATGTCCTGCGGCGTGCTGTCCTCGGTAGGATAAGCGGGGCCGGTCTTGCGAAAGTGCAGGTAGCTCTTGGCGAGGTCGTCCACGGACTTGAAATTCTTCAAGGCTTCCGCGTGCGGTGCGAAGTTGTCACCCAAGGCGGCAATCCAGCCGTCTGGCAAGTCTTTTTTCCAGTCGGACGGCGCGGGGGCCGGGGTGCTTGCGGCGAGTGGATCGAGCAAGGTTTGCGGCTCGGCGGAGGGGGCTGGTGGGGCGGCGGGCGGTTCTTGTTGTAGGAGGTCGGGCATGGATTAAATAGCTAGTGTGGTGTGATCAATGATCAGTGGGTTAAATGCAATCGGGAGGAAACGAATTGGTGCAGCGGGTGGAGAATTCCACGAGGTTTTCCACGCCTGCGCGGAATGCTTTTCTTGCCCAGCGTGATTCGTAAAGGGCCTTGAATTCATCATCGGCCATGTGAGTGCCGGCCCAGGTCATGAATTCGATTCCCGCGGTGCCTTGCTCGGGGTCGGGGTCGGGTCGGGATTGGATGGGTTCCGTGGCTTCGCCGGGTTCTTCCACGGCGGTGCTGGCGTTCTGGCGTTCCAGGTAGGAAATGAATTTTTCCTCCACGGTTTCCATGGCGGCATCGGCAAGGATGATTCCGCTTTTCGGTTGGAAAATCCAATCGCCATCCTCCGGGCCGGGAATGAATGCGCCGATGGTTTTCTTTTTGCCGTCGAGTTCCTGCCTGACGGAATGACCGGCAGCGGATGGTTGAAAGATGAGTGTCATTTTTTGATGATGATCGGTGTTTGTTGTTCGTTCGGGATGGATTCGATTTGCTGGAAAATGTAGTGGCACACGGACTTTGCGCCGTCGCGGAATGCGGGTTGCCAGGGTTCTTCCCCGGCGATGAATGACGGGTAATCGAACTGGAATTTCTCGCGCAAGTCGGCGATGACAAGATGTGCCTGCGGGCCGTGGAAAATGTGGCGGTAGGCTTCCTGTAGGTCGCGGCGTTTTTGTTCTTCTTTGGTCACTGTTGGGGAAGCATTTGCGAAAGTTTGTCAATGCCTTCGGCCCCGCCTAATTTCCCGGCGGCTCCTGCGAGTTGTTCGGCCTGTGCCATCTGCTGCGCCTGGGCGCGGGCCTGCTGGATGCCTGCGACGGCTTCCGGGGTGCGAATGAGCTTTTCCGGCAATCCGCTGGCGCGGGCCAGCGTGGGGTAAATTTCCTCCGTGGCAACACTATCGTAAACCGTCGGGTCAACTTGACCGATGAGGGCAAGCTGTTGTAGGACGTTAGGCAGGCCGTTGACTTGGTTCTGGGTGATTGCCAGGGCAAGCGGGGAAATGTAGGTGACTTCAGGGTCGGGAAGCTCGGGACCGCTGGGGCCTTGCATGATGACTTCCTGCGGCGGTGGTGGCAAGGCTCCGGGCTGCCGGGCGAGGATCGAATAAACGCGGAGGATGATGGGGGTAAGGAATTCCACCACGGCGCGCACAAAGATCGGGTGGAAAAGCGCGCCTTTCTCGCTGACGAGTTGAGAAACCTCGTAAGCGGTCATGGATTTGGTTTTCTCCGTGATCAATTCGAATAGCTGCACGAAAAATGCGGATTCGATCGCTTGTTTCTTGCGGTCAAGGCGGGCTTCGAGGATGTCATAGCGGCCTTGGGTCAACCATTCTTTGGGCATTTCCGCGGCACCCATGGCAATATCGTAATAGGTGGCACCGCCGGGGCGTAGGTCGATTTCCCCTTTCATGCTGCTGGGCAAGATCATGCGGGGGAATGCGGCGTTCTCTGCCAGCAAGTCGCCCAGGGTTTCCAGGTGGTTTGCCTGGCGCGAGGGCGGAAGGGCGTAAAGGGCGGGGGACCAGCCGTAGGGGGATTCCTCGCCCCACTTCTGCCAGCGGGAGACGGCGCAAGGGAAATCGTGAAATCCGGTTTTGCGGACAAGGCATTTTTCCTGTCCCATGCACAAATCGAAGCTTTCGAATTTTTTTGAAAAGAGATTTTGCGGGTTGTGGTCTTTGTTCGGGCGGATGTATTGAATGAATTCGAATTTCTCGGTTGTGCCTTTGTCTAACGCGGTGCGGATCGGCTCGGGAAGGTTGGCAGTCGGGCCAAAGAATCCGTAGGCTTGTTGGGCGGTGATTTTGTATCGCCGCGCAATGCGGTTGATTTTACCGAATTCATCTTCCGCAACGGAATAGGTGCCGATGTGGAAGCTGCGGAAATGCACGCCCATGCCGCCGGGCCCTGCGGTCACCTCCATGGCGGCGATGCCGAAAGCGCCGCGATCGAGGTAGTGTTCATGCGCTTCGTTGTAGAAATTGCTGTTTGCCAGCGCGCGGGCGATGGTGACGGAAAGCTCGGAATACCAGCGGACGGCGGCGGGGGTGTTGGCGAGTTGGCGCGGGGGTTCCAGGCGAAACCATTCGCTTCCGCCCATGGGGGTGATGTGGGCCATTTGCCCGGCGGCAAGGGTCTGGTTTGACTGCTGGGCGGTGACGTCGAGCTGTTCTTCGATGTCGTTGGTGTCCGGGATGAGGTTGTTTTTCCGGGTCACCTGCTTGCGCGGCATGCAGACGACGGCAAGGTCTTGCCATAGGGTATCGAATGGCTGGCGGTCGGATTCCAGGGCGGCGACTTCCGCGGTGATTTGTTTGGTGAGGTCGTCCATCATCCAAGGGTTTCTTTTCCTGCGGGGGATGCGGGGGCGGCAAGGATGGTGTCGGAATACGAATAGCGCTGGCGCTGTTTGCGCTTCTGCTGGTCCTCGGCAAAGGCTTTGTCAATGTTTGTCGAGGTCACCGGCGGGGGCGCCGGGGGCGGTGGTTTTGGTCCTTTTCCCATGGATTCGGCGGATTGGTATGGTGATTATTTCATAACCTCTTTTTTGAAAGGAAATGTGTGTGATGGTAGGGAAATCATCGAGCAAGCGTAGAAGCGTTTTCAGATTTCCGGCGGCAAGCCAAACATGACACAAAGGGCCGTTGGTTGTCATGTGTCTGTGTTGTCGTGAATTATCGGTGAGGATGTGGGACGGGGTGCCAAGCGGGAAAAATGCGGCCATGACGTAGCTGTGCGGGGTGGAAATGACGGTGCCAGCAAGCAGGCAAAGCATTTCCGCACGATCGAATGAGGCGGTGCAATCCGATTCCCAGGCGCGGCGGGCGATTTCGCGGGGGCTTAGAAATTGCATAGGTGTTTGCGGAGATTGGAGAAAAACCATGCCCAGCCGTGGCTTTTTGTCGGGGTGCCGGCTGGTGCGGCAATGGTGATTTGGTCGCGGCGGTCGCCGATGCGGACCAGCCAGCGGCGGGTTTTCCCCGTGGCGTAGTCGGTCCATTGCAAACATCCGCGGATGTCGCCGGGATTTCGTGGGAGGTTTTGGATTTCGATTTCGCGCATTTCCGCGATGCGTTCGGGGATTTCGTTTTCGCGCCTGGCGCGGTCCTTTTGCCAGCGCGCGGCGGCCATTCGCTTTCCGCGCTCGCGCAAGGCGTTGATTCTTAACAGTTTGCGGTTGCTGTGCATGATCTTGTTTCTTGTCATGGGTGACATAATTACTTGTTCTGCGGAGGACATGAACCGTGCATCCAGTGAGTCGTTCCACACTTTGAGCACGGAACGTGTCCAGTGTATCGCATCGGTTCAGCAATACTGGCCGTGCGTTTTTGCCGTTCAAGACACCACACCCAGCGGCGGTATTTCCTTTCGATCTTTCGCGTAAAGTGAGCAGCGATGATGTTTTGCAGCGGACCCCAAGAGACGAATTGAGGCCACCATGCCGCGCAAATTTCATAATGCAGCAGGTTTTTCATGCTGGCGGGCAAAGACGCAGAACAAGGCGTGGCTCCTAACGGGCTATTACTTTTCAATTTCATTTCGTTGGCTTTCCTTTGGCTCCCGCAGGAGCACTTTATCGTTCTGCTTAAGAAAGGCGATCCAGTGCGTTTTCTGCTGCTTCCCGCTCTTGTGCCCGAATAGCGGCCGCTCGGGAGTCAGCGCGAGGATTTGCGACACCGGGATTTCATCGGCGCACCATTTGAAGATGAGCGTTCCATCGTGCTTGAGCACCCGGAAGCATTCCGCGAAGCCTGCTCGGAGCATGTCGCGCCAGTCGCCTTGCAGCGTCCCGTATTTCAGCCCCACCCATCCCTTTGAACCGTTGCGCTCGAAGTGTGGTGGGTCGAACACCACCAAAGCGAAGGACGCGTCAGGGAACGGCAGGGCGGTGAAGTCGCATTGCAGGTCCGGGTCAACTATCAGTTCGCGGCTTCCTCCCTTACTGGATACGTCCGGCAACGTGTGCGATTCGCGGCGCTTGTCCACGAACAGGCCACGAGAATCGCGCTTGTCGAACCAGAACATTCGGCTTCCACAACACACATCCAGCACGGGCGGCAAAGCAGAACATGCGCCTGCATGGAACGCCTTGGGCGTCCTTTGGGCTGTAG